TTATACACTTTACTGTAACTGGCATATTTTTTAGTTATTAATAATATATTGATTATATCATTAATAGCTATATATCGTCAACTCGTAATTAAGCGTTTGTCAAACTCAATGTATGGTCAATCGTAAGTGTTTGTAAATTACTCTTAGTAATATTTATTGCCACCCTAGAAAATAACACACCACTATCAAGAGTTACTGTTGCATCAGCAAATAATCCAAATTCTTTATACGTTCCATCATCATCACCAGCAGAAATAAACATTGTATTGTAAGCAACTCCAGATGAATTTGTTTGACTAGCAATTGTATTTCTAAATGTCTCAGTTTCTAATGTAGTATCACCTAATGCTGGTGTAGTAGTTCCTGTGCCAACTGAACAATAATTTATTCTCATTGAATTTGTAGGACTAGCGTCAGTTAAATTATTAGTAATTAATGCTAATCCAGTAGTTGGAATTATATTATCTGCGAAAATAATCTTTGTTTCACAAATATCATTCAATTCTGCAACTAAATGCAAATACTTGCCTCCTTTTGCTTTAACACGTTCAATCTGTAAATTAAGTTTCTTCTGATATTCAGTTACAATATTTGCAATAGTAAACTTATATCTACCTTTAAATATCAATCCCGATGTTGTTTTTTTCATATAAAAATTATTATTAACCTAATCTAGAACCATTACATACAAATACTCTCTTAAATCCAGTTGGAGTATATGGCCCCAAAACAAATTCTACTGGCCAATCTGGACTTTGTGCTGTAGTAGTTTCTGCTAAATCTATACTCTCTAATTGTAGATTATGTTCAACTGATATTTCGACTGTTTCTGTTAAATTTATTTCTTCATTTGAACTTTCTACTGTATCTGTAATTTCATTTGGGTTTATATCAATTTCAATCTTCTGCTTATTTATCATTCTCTGAAAAAAATCTATTATTCCAAACGTTCTGGTACTAATTAAAGTTAAACTATATATTGGCGTTGTTGGTGTTTCCATCTTGGTTACTACCTTGCTGATAATAAACTTTGAATTTATTCCTAAATTAGCAGAATTGATTCTAATTTCTTGTCCTGCCTTAAATCCATCAGTCCTACTTATTAAACTTCCTTCCGTAATACTCTTTGCATAAGCTAATAGCTCTGCATTTGCTCTATCTCTTGCTGCTTCTTTAGTAATCAATGACTCATCTACAATTAAAAATTCATGTTCGCCAGTTCCTCCTTCAACTGATAGTGTATTTGCAATTGCATCTGTATCTCTTACTTTAGCAATAACTGGCAAATATCTTCTACCTGCTACTTTAATATCTGAACCATTATTTGGTAATCTACTAGCTCTGTGAAATCTTAATAGTCTAGCTTCATTATTCCATAATATATCATAAATTTCAGGTACATCAGTCGGTTCTTGCCCTACATCATATTCTGAACCAGTAACGGTTACTTTAAAATCTGCTGGTTCATATTTATAAGTTAAAGGAAATACATTCTGACTTCCATCTGCAATAAAGGTTGCAGTAAAAGTATCACCCAAATAAACTCCTCCTCTAACATAGATAACATTTTTTAATTGCCTATTATCTTTTTTAATAACTAAAGTATCACGATCATACGTTCCTGTCGTATCTGTAATATCTACTGGAGCAGCATCCACTCCTGTTGAAACAAAATTAATATCTTTATCATAATCTACCCACCAATTATATTGAGTTAGATCTGCTAACTGCTGTAATGCTTGACTCACCGTAGAATATCTAAACGAAATATAAGTTAATACAGTAGGACAATTAACGTTTGTTATTGTAAAGCCACTTAAATAATTCGTGTTAATATCTGCAATAATAGCATTGATTGACATATTAGAATAATCCTTGCTGATCAATTTTGCGTCTAATAATCTTGTATAATCAACACAATCAATTTCAAAGAACTTACTTGCGAATGCATCGGTCTTATCTGTAACTCTTAAAATTAATCCACCAAATATTTTAGTTCCATCTCTTGATATAATAACTTCACTACCATTGACAGGTGTAAAAACCTCACCGTCTCTTTTTTTATAATGCATTATAAATTTAGCAGTATCAACCTGCCTCGTTAAAATATTATTAATGGACAATGACTTCCATTTTATAAATTTAGTTCTATCGTTTCCTGCTATTGTAAGTGTAACCATATTATAATGCTCCTTGCAATTTGAGCTTGTCAATCATTAAATTTCCCATATCTTCTGCTGCGTCCTCGCTCATGAATGTGCCTGTAATGCTTATATTAACACCTCCCAATCCGTTCATCTTGTTTAAAGGTATAACGGCCTCTGGCCCTGCCTCCCCTATAAGAGCTTTGGTCGGCCTAGTAACGACACCACCTTTCGCAAACGCAGAATAAGCATTACTTACTGCCCCAAATACACTACTAGCTATGCTAGAACTCTCGGATGCTCCACCCGTAGGTTGAGTATCAGACCCTGATGATACACCAAATACGCTATGAAAAATACCAGAGCCTTTTGCTGAGGCCAGGGAGTTATAGCTTTTAATCTGTTTATTATTATCGGCTATTACTTCTGCTGTTCTTTTATTTGATTCTGATATTGCTGTGGCCGTTATGCTTTGTTCAACTGAAAGCAATTTATCTCGTTGGGCTTCTTTCGCTTCTAATTCTAATCTAAAATTAGCAAGTTGCGCCTTAACCTCTGCGTCATGAACATCTTTTTTCTTTTGTATCAATTCAAGCTCTTGTTCAAAATCAGTTAGCGCCCTAAATCTTTTTATCTCAGATATTTCATCAGCAAATTGTGTTTCTAATTGTTTTCTAGTTTCTAAAGCATCTTGTTCTCTCGCTAATTGGTCTTGTAACAGTAATCTTTCATCTGCTTCTATGTCCTTTGATAACTGACTTTTTATGTCTGATATTTTTTCTTCTTGGTCAACAATAGCAATAGCAATATTTTCTCTGAAACCTTGTTGTTTTTCTGCGTCATCATTTTGCAGTTTAGTAATGTCAAACAATAAATCTTCTATCTCTTTTCTAATATCAGCGACACTATTTTTTGCAGTACTCATCGCCCCAGTAATACCATCTCCTGCATTAACAACTGCGTCTTTAACCTCATTTGAGGCTACAACAATTTTACCATCCTCTTTAATTAGTTTACCTTTTTCTAATAACTCGTTCTGTATGTTATTTATTTTTTCTTGATGAAATTGAGCGTCCCAATCTGAAGCGTTTTTATTTGCCTCTGTTAATGCTCTTAATTGTTCTTGTTTAGCATCTCCCAATCTTCTAATATCAGCGTCTTCACTTTCCCTTAAACTTTTCACCTGTTTAAATCCTTCGAGTTCAGTATCATGAAGCTGTTTTTTTGAATTTATCAGAGCGTCTTGCGCTGACTGTAATTTTCTAAAAGCGCTTAATACCCAAGCTGCACCAATTAGGGCAACCGACATAACAATTCCAAGACCCATCATGGAGGTAGCAAGGCCTTTTACTAAAACCATTTTAAGGCTGGTTGCGTTTAATTGGAGTCCAAATGCCTTAAACGCTCCAATTGAAATAAGGGCCTTAGCCTTCATAACGACAAGGGCAGTAGAAACTTTTGAAGCTATACTCGCCAGTAGCAATAACGCTCCAGTTACCCCGGTTATAGTCAAAATTAATAAACCAGTTGTCCCGTCCATTTTTGAAATTATCTCTGTGGCATACTGCATGGCCTTAGTTAATGGAGGCAGAATTTTATTGCCCAGATCAACTAACGCAACATTAAGATTGTTTTTAAATATTTGATATTGTGCCTCTGCCGTTTCATTTTGTTTTTCAAAGGCTATATTAAGAGCATTTGCCTGCGTTTCCATAGCAGACTGTATTGATATTGCATTTTCGCCAGTTTCGTTCATTACTGCTAGCACTGAGTTTAAACCTTCAACTGTCCCAAACATTTTAGCTACTTGGTCTGTACTACCTCCGGCAGCTTCTGTTAGCATTCTAATGGTTTTAACTATCCCCTGCTCTCCTAAGCTTTTTTGGACATCTTCAAAGGTAACGTTTGCCTTAGCCATAGCTGCTTCCATTTCTGGAGTAGTTTTTAGCATATTACTAAAGGCAGCCTTTAAACTAGAATAAACGATACTAGCTTTTTGGCCACTAGTTGTAAGCGCTGCAGTTGTTGCCAATAAATCTTCTAGTGAAATACCCATTTGGCTTGCCAATGGGGCAATTTGACCAAACCCCTGAGCCAATTCTGAAACAGTGGTCTTACCACTTTTAACTGCTAGAAAAAAAGTATTAGCTATTTTTTGTGAATCTTTTGCATCTAACCCAAAGGCATTAATAGCAGAAGTAATGATGTCTGTAGCTTCGGCAGTTTCCCCAAGACCGGCAGTCGCTAATTTTCCTGCTGATTCTAAAACGATTAGAGCTTCTGAAGTGTCTGAAATTCCAGCAGAAACAATTGCATAGGCAGAAGCCCCTAAATCTTCGGCAGATTTTGGAATTACTTTTAACAGTTCTTTAATTCCTGTTTCCATTTCAGCAATACTTTTGCCAGTATCATCAAATAAAGTATTAATATTCGACATTGAGGCCTGAAAAGCAGCAGCTTGCTTAACAGCCGCCCCTCCTAATACTCCAGCAAACCCAACTAGCGCAGTTCCAGCTAATCTGGCACTTCTTTCTACGGTCTTTAATGTTTTACTAGCATCGTCTTTTGCCCCGACTACTATTTGTAACTTTTTATCAGCCATGTTTGTTAGCTCGTTTTATTTCAAAATTATCTCTTTCAATTTTCATTGTTTTTATCTTAACCAATAGCTCTATAAACCAAGATGGTTGGTTCATATAAGTAAAATAATCCCAATTCATATCCTGACAAAGCAAGGCCATTGAAAGTTCTGGGGAGATTGTTGCCCTGCCACTAGTTAACAGTGAATGATACTCCCCCTCTATTTTTTTGAATCTATTTCTTTATCGTTAACAATGTATGTGATTTCATTGACAATAAAATCATAATCTTTAGACTTTAATTCTAAAGCTAGGTCTAAAATTTTTTCTTGTACTCCACCGATAGAAAAAACAACGTTTTCAACTAGCTTGTCTTGATATTCTGTTAATTTATTACCATCTATAGCTACTTTTCCTTCTTCAGCAATATTAACGTCATTCATAAATACTGACTGAATATCTCGTTTTTCCCTACCACTAACCCAAGCCTTTATAATTACTTCAACCTTATCGACTGGTGTACTAAGCGTCTTTGTTTCTCTTTCCATATTATTTAGGTTATGGAGAGGCCAAATGACCTCTCCGAGTTATTAATTTTAATAAGAAGCAACTTCATTAATTAGAGTGCAAGCATTTATAACGTTATCGTTTAACCCTGCGTCATATAATGCATTCCATGATAATGTCTGAGTTACAATTTCATTTAATGAAAAGTCTGGCTCAAACGTATCAAATGATACCTTACTTAAATCCAAAGTAAATTCTGGATAAGTAGTTGCCGCCCCTGAAACTAACGTAGTTCCTAGCAAATCTATTCTAATTGCCTTATAAGCGTCAGCAGTAATGTAATCAAACATTGTTCTATTCTCATAATCAAGAACTACTTCCCCACTAATCGTAAACAATTTATTTACAACATCTTCTGGGTGTAGGGTAGATAATGTAGCACTAACTTCAGTATTCTTTTCAAATGTAATAGTTAAACTTTTTAACTTAGTAGCTGAAGCTCCAGCAAGTCCAGCAGTAGTTGTTGCAACCTTAAATGTTAGATTTCTTCCTACGAATTTATTCTCGCTCTGATAACTAGCAGACTGTCCAGATGTATCTGCGCTTCCTTTGGACATAAAGCTAACCGTATAACTCAATATAGAATCAGGGACAATTGCTATCTCTAAGGAATTTATCATCGCAAGCTCATACATCAGATTACCGATTGGGTCTGTTGTAGTTATACTCAAACTTTGGTGTTGGTTATCATTTTCCAAACTAAATTCATGAGTATATGCTGATGTGTCTGTTGGCCCAGTTGAAGATACCGAACCCAACAACGCCAATAAGATAAGACCAAAGCTCTGGTCTCCTAATTCTACTTCCATATCACCTTCCCCATGAATTTGGGTGATAGGTGATTGGTCGCCTCCAGTTATTCTACCAAAACTTGCCTCAGATAACGCCTTAGTAGGAATGTCCTGGAAACTGAAACTTAAAACATTCAACCAGTAAGAAGGAGAAACGCCCACACCTCTGACTGCCTCCTTTGCTATACCGATAGATTGTCGTCTTCCAATCCATTTCATATTTGTTTTTATTTATTATTTAAATATTATTTAAATCCACTGAAGCTAGAGCAGTTAAATCTATCATGGCTACTCTATACTCATCTTCAGGAAGTGCATATCCCCACGCTGACGGAACTGCAAATACCTGCAAAAAGGTGTAACCAGTTTTAGTTGGAACTCCAATATCTTGTAGTGTATAATCTTTATCGAAATTATCAATTATAGAATCTACCAATGTCCTTAACTCTTTATCAGCGCCTCCTTTGCTTCTGGCAGTTCTACTCACGAATATCATTATCTTAAACGCATAGACTCTGACATTTTCTTGTGTTGTTTCATATGCCGACTCATTCCCACTTGGTACAATGGTAACAAATGGATCTGAATCTGCAACAATATCCTCAAAATCTTGAACATGCTGTATTAGATTATTATTTTCTAAAATCTGTTTTAATTTGTCTAATATTTCTTCAAACATACTATCTTGCTAATAATTATTAAAATATTCAATCCAATAATCTCTATTAAAATTTGTCTTTGCATGACACCGCTTACACAAAGATACAAGATTATCAGGATTACAATTCTTTTTATTATAATCTATGTGATGAACATCTAAATTTTTATTCCAACCAATTATTTCATCCGAGTGTATTCGACACTCCTGACATATATAATCATCTCTTTGCCGTATTGATTCTTTTAACATATCAGTCCAATCTATAGAATACTGATTATTAGATATTCCGCCCTGCCAATTTGGATGTTTATCTCCGAGCTTACTCAATCTCATTTTTAACTTTGTTTCATCTGAATATATTATACCCTTACGCGATTTACTCATCTTTTTCTTTGTCTTTATTGTAAACTTTCTTCCAGTAGCAGCTTTACTCAAATTTATTTTATGAGTCTTAGATCTAATAGGTCTTTTCTTCCCCTTATTCGCAACACTAATCTTTGCCTTATGTTCATCTGTAAATTTTACCCCTTTCTTAGCCATATTATCTACTTAGCTCTTTAACTATTCTACCTGCCGCCGCATCAAATTCATGTTGTACGGCTGCTTGTTGAGCATCTACGGTTTCCTGTAAAAATGGTTGTGCTTTCTGATATTTAGTACCGTCATGAACAAATATCGCATAATTTGTATGTGGAGCAATACTTCCTTTTAAATTCGTAAACTTTGACCTAATTGATTGCTTTAATAGACCAGTTCTAACTGGAACAATAGAGCCTGTCTTTAGATACCTAAGCATTAATAGAATAGATATTCTGATCGCCTTGTTTAATTCTTTTCTTACTATTACAGGTGATTTCTTCAAGTTTTTTAATAGTGTATCTAGACCTTTTATCTCTAAGCGTACTTTACTCATATCATTTCTACAATAATTTTTTTATGGTCAAATGAACCAAAATCACGCCTGCTAACCCCTCCACTTACTACCTTATAATAATCAGTACCATTTCTTAATTTATCCCCCTCTTGAACGTCAACAGCACCGTCACAATACATAACGTACGTTTTCCCATAAATCCCATCAATCAATGACAATTCTGTATCGTTTATCGGCTGAATATGCATGTATGCGCTCGTTACCGTAGTTGCGAGTAGTTTGTTAGTTCCGGCAACTGGAGCTTTCCTAGCAATGAATACCTGCTTATTTTTTAGATTTGAAAATAATATTGGCATT